CTCCTGCATTATAATTTCACCACCATCTAGTTCTTCATTAACATAATGAACACTAACTCCCGTCACCTGATCTCCACTCTCCAATGCTCTTTCTATAGCATGAAGTCCCTTATACTTAGGGAGCAATGATGGATGTAAATTTATAATCTGATTGGGAAAGGCATCAATCAACTTAGGTGTTATTATTCTCATCCATCCTGCAAGGACAATAAGATCTACCTTCCATGCTTGCATGATCTGGATTATAGTATCTTCATTCTTACTACTCATCTGAGTATGTGGTATCCCCAATTTCTCTGCTCTCTTAGCAGCACCACACTTCTTCTTGTTATGTACCATTACAACAACTTCATCTTCCCTACAGGTACGAACTATATTTTCAAAATTGGTTCCGTTGCCAGAACACATAATACCAAGTCTCATAATGGTGGGTACTCATTCTTAATTTGTTCGTCTGTCTTCTCAACCTCAAACTCTTTACACAATCTCTCAACCTGTTTCCTATCAAGGCCTGCCATCTGACGATTATTATCAAGGCATTTGTAGATGCATTCTCTATCACTGATAGGTTTCTTCTTGGTAAAACCATGTTCATCCCTTTCCTCAGACTCATGTTGACCTGACTCTACATGAGCAAGATCTTGTTTCTCTGATGGATTTTCATAGTTGTGTTTACTCACTGGTAATAAGCAGGGGTATAGTGAGGTGTATAATCTGGTTCCTCTTCCGTTACTGGATGCTTGTACTGTTCTGTATCAAAGTAAGATGTGTAATGGAAGTTGCCTTCTCTCTCATCTAATACTTCATGGATAAGAATCTTCATCTCCTTTGCATACTGATGTGTGAATAGTCTCCTTGGTTTCTTAATAGCAGGTTTATACACTTGCTTCTTTGCTTTCTTAGCATCTTCTGAGGACATAGGACCACCCATACCCTGAGTGTCTATGTAACTTCCTGGCGTTGGTTTATTCATAAAGGCCTCCCATTCTTATCAAGCAACCCAAGTTTTTTTATCTGACTAAAATTAGACTTATCTTTTCTCTTAAGTTTCTTATATTCTTTAATGAGTTTATCTACTTCTTGGTTGGGTATCTTAACATTCAACTCTTGATCCTGTCTCATATCAACAAACCCAACTCCGCTAGGAGAATCAAACCCATCAGATTTTTCTTTCTCATCTACATAATCGTTTATGCAGTCTTGAATTTCATCCCTAATTAAAGAATTAATCTGAGCCTTAAGTAGTTCGTCACTCATCCTTTTCTCCTCTTCTTTTTTTCAGGTGGTTTGTATCCCCATTGACTAGGATTTACTGCACCCATACCAAAATCAATGCTCTTTACATGACCATATCTATCATAGTACATATCAAATACATTAACCATCTTAGATGAACGAGTTACATCTAAAAAATCCTTTCCATCAACAGTGTAAATTACATTAAAAGCATCACTAGGAAACTTCTTATCATTTGCTTTCTCTGGAGTAGTTTTTTCTAGCAAAATCTCACAAGAATATTGAGAAGGATCGAACTTATCTTCCTTTTTCTTTGGCGATTCAGCCAATTTTTCTTCCCCCTTAATCTTTGTTGTCATACCGAACGATTTACTCCCCAAGTAATGTCAGGAAAAGCTTGTTCCACCACATCCTTAGTAATTTTATACTTTTCTTTAAGATTTTTATCCTTTACGAGACAGACAATCTCTGCTTCTTTTGGATGCAATCCTTCAAGTAACTGAATAAACATAGTCTCTCTACGAAGAGAACTTAATTCATCAGCACCACCTTTAATAAAACGGAAAAGATTTTTCCATTCTCTACGTAAAGATGTATGATCTGTTCCTACTGGTACTTCATTCTCCTTATATGGAACTACTCCTTCAGGAACTGCAGATATAACTCTATCATCAAAATTCCATATTAGAACAGCAGTCAAAGAATCATCTCTATATTCTTTAAGAATATCGACTTTCTTTGCTTTTGTTCTTTGATCACTTGCTAATTCAAGTATCTCATGAAGGAACGGATTAGGTGGAAGTTTAACTCTCTTTACAGGAGCCTTCCTCTTAGTCGTCGTCTTCTTCGTCGTCTGTGTTGTCATGATTGTTTTCAAAACGTACTGCTAAAATTTCATCGGCAGATAAGTTGCCATTCTCATCAAACATTTCTGGATGAGTATAAACTATCTGAGGTGTTGTTTCATAAGAATGTTGTCTTGCCATCCATCCTATCATACCACCTACCAATAATGCAAGGAACGACACAACTGTCGTTAAAGTTAGGGTTACTATGGTCATTTCCATGACTCTCCTCCAGAAAGTTCTTTATTTTTTACGAACATCCAAATGAAATTCGAAATAAAAATGAATCTCCCTACGGAAAAAGGAGAACATATTTCCAAACTTCACTTGAAAAGTTTTAGGCTTGGGTTTAATTCTCCTCCTATTACGTAACAATAATTCCACACCCTTATTGATTTCGGGTTTGTTTTTATTTAGAATCCTTTTTTCTTCTTCCTCTTTTTCGGTCATTACTATACCTCAATGCATCTTCTAGTATACAAGTAAGATAATCTCGTATCTTTCTTGCTTGAGGTTTAGGAATATGATGATATGCCTCCCTCAATTGTTGATGTTCGCTATCCTTACCTCCTTTAATGTATTCATTAAGTTCAACAATAAGAGAACCAATCTCATGAGCAGTAGAACTCTTAAGAAATTCATCTGCTTCTGATCTAGTAGCTCCTTTCACTTTAAAGTAATCATATAATTTTATCACAAACTTACCTTTAAAAGCAAGTTCAATTGATTCCTCTATAATATAATATATTTCTTCGAAATTTTGTGACATCTAAATCAACTTTTGCTCCTGTAAATACTTTACGGTATCAGTACACCCACCAAGTTTCTTTCCATTCAATACAACTTGAGGAAAAGTAGACCCTTCCCCAAACTCACCAAAGAAACTTTTTTTATCAAAGTTCTTATCTAATTTATAAATTACAGAATTTAAACCAGCCAAGTCCAACACTTTTTCTACCTTAGAACAATTGGGACAACCATCCTTAGAATAGACTGCAAAGTTTAAAGTATCCGTCATTTTAGAGTCTCCAGTGTTTGTTGATGGTCTTGGTCAAACAATTCCAGTCCCTTATCGGTCAGTATATGCTTGTACATGCCCTCAAAGACCTTCGGGGGTATCGTACATATGTCAGATCCATACTCGAACGCTCTACCCACATCCCGTACACCTCTGATAGATGCTGCTAAAACTTCAGTCCTTACCATATGTTCTCTGAATACTTTAGCAATGTCCTTAACAAGACACAGACCACCAAATGAATTGTCATCCACACGTCCTACGAATGGTGATACATATGCTGCTCCTGCCTTTGCTGCAAGGATTGCTTGTGCTTGTGAGAATATGAGAGTTACATTTACTTTAATATGATCTCTAGAAAGAAGAGCACATACAGAAAGTCCATCTCTGGTACAAGGAACTTTAATAGTACATTGATCACCAAACTTATCAGCAAGTCTACGACCTTCAGCAACCATCTCCTCACCAGTACCTACAACTTCCATACTGATGTCAGGTATACCAAGATCTACTAATTTCTGATAGACAACTTCAGGATCTTCTCCATTCTTTAATATCAGAGACGGATTTGTAGTGACACCATCAATCAAACCAGTCTTCCAATGCTTTTCAATAATAGCAGTGTCTGCAGTATCAAGAAAAATTTTCATAATGGAATTTAAAAATGTATTTAACGAGTTAAGTTATTTGAATTGTTAGGAAAAGATCATCTACCTTCGCGTGATCGATTTCTAATAGTGATATGATTACCTTCCACTTCAAACGCTAAGTAATCAGTATGATCCCACCCAAGGTCATCATAAAGTTTATTAAGTTTATCCATGTCAGTCCACAAATCAGTAGGAGTAGGTTCTCCCCAAAAAGGATTGTCTTCCATTAAGTAAACTTCCGTAGTTTCTCTAGTATATATTTGTATGCAACAACTATATCACCCTTTTCATCTCTAAACAAGTCCTTATCATAACTCTCACAAGTTCCCGTCTTCCATAATCTACAACTATCAGGACTTATTTCATCTGCAAGTAATAGAGTACCATTAGAATCATGACCAAACTCAATTTTAAAATCAACAAGGTCAAGATCAATCTGATGGAAGATCTTTATTAAAGCAGTATTAATAGCAAGAGCATTCTCAATAAAATTATCTGGTTCATATCCCATCAACCTCATACGATCAGGAGTAAGCAAAGGATCATTCTTACTATCATCTTTGAGATGAAACTCCACTAATGGTTTGTAAAACAATCTACCTGTATCAAATGTTGTCTGCCTTACTATAGAACCTGCTGCAAGGTTTCTGACTATAACTTCTAAAGGAACTATATCAACCTTCTTACAGCGCATAGACCTATAAGATGGCATACTTACATAATGAGTTCTAATTCCTACTTCTTCTAGTTTCTTAAAGATAATCTTAGATATCTCACAGCACATAGGGCCTTTATCTTCTACCCATAATTCCTTCTCTCCATTGCCAGCAGTTACTCTGTCCTCATATTGTATAAGAACTTCATCAGGTTCGCTGGTAGTAAGAACTGTCTTTACTTTCCCAACAATAATAGTATCACTCATCAGGTTCGTATTCAGAGGGTGCTGTGTCTTCCCAGGTGGGAGGTTCTTTCTCCCAAGGTCTTTGGTGATCAAGATTCATCCACTTTGGGAGATGGTCTTTAATCCATTTCAGGATTGGTTTCATAATCGATTCCGTTTTAGATATTCTACCATAGCATGTAAAGTTTGCAAGTTATCATCCACTTCACCTAATGCAATGTTACAACTCTTACATAACATCCCTCTAACCTTACCAGTCTTATGATCATGGTCTACAGCAAAGGATTTCCAACGTCCTCCTGGTTCCTTAGCACCACAGGTCGCACAACAATTACCCTGTGCCTCTAATATTTCTGTATACTCTTGTATAGTTATACCATATCTTCTTCTTAAGTGCTGGTCTCTCTTAATAGCAGGATGACTTCTATCTCTTGCCTTAACCCTTGACACCGTACATTCCTTACACTCATAGGAATATGATGAAGGCAATGTCTTATCTTTACGTGAGCGATAGTAATGTTCTAATAAATTCTTAGTCTCATCACAAGTCCTACACT